GTAATCGATGACGCCGTACTTGCATCGGCATTGTCTGAGGCAGATGCCGAGATCGATCCCTACCTGGCGCCGCGCCATGTCCTGCCGCTGGCCAGTGTGCCGAAGATACTCACCGGGTTCGCTTGCGATATCGCGCGTTATCGCTTATCAGGAGCCGGAGTAACCGAGACGGATGCGGTGCGTCTGCGCTACAAGGATGCCATTAAGTTTTTGGAAAGTGTCGCTGCTGGTCGGATCGGCCTCGGGTTGGATGTCGCAAACAATGTCGCTCAACCTGCCAACTCGGTGCAGTTCAGTACGCCGAACAGCCGGGCATTTGATCGGAGCAGCCGCTGATGCTCACCGATCTGGTGTTGGCCCGTATCACGTCTCAGGTAAGCGGGCTTGGGTCAACAGGGATTGCGGCGAATCTTGCCGCGATCAAGCGCGGCACCACTAAATTCCCCGCCGTGTTTGTGGTGCCTAAGAACCGGCGCGGTACAGGCAACCGCTACATGACCGGCGTGGTCGCACAAAAGCGCGAAGTTCGAATCCAGATCGTAATGGCTGTGCGCAACATCAGCGGCGTGACCGGCAGCAAGGCAATCACGGACATCGAGCAGTTATACGACCTGATAGATGGTGCCTTGTTCGGTTATTGCCCCTCTGCCGACCATGACCCAATGATGCTGGAGAGCGGGCAGATGATCGAGCTGCGGGATGGCGAGTGCTGGTGGGTGGACGAATACGTGACGGCGTTCGACCGCAGGGTTTAAAACAGGGAGATGAAATGAAAGACGAATTCGCAGGACAGGGCGGCAGCTACACCACAGACAAGGACGGCAAGCGCACGCGCGTCGAAGAGCCGACCGCCGGCAGCTCGCGCTGCCTGCATCCGGATGCGCAGCTGCCGCAGGTTGATCTCGCGCAGCTGGTTACCGGCACCGCCGCCGACATCATCGCCGCGCTGTGGTTGCTCGATGCGGCGCAGCTCGCGCAGCTGGCCGAATTTGAAACCAGCGGCAAGGCGCGCGTGACCGTGCTCGATGCCATCACCGCCGAACAGGCAAAACGTTAACAGGAGATTACTGCCATGCCATTTAAAGTAAAAAAACAAGTACTGATGTCGAAGATCGAAACAACCTATGGCGTCGACCCCGCGCCGGTCGGTGCGACCGATTCCGTGTTGGCCAGCAATATCCGGATCACTCCGATGGAAATCAATTCCAGCGACCGCTCCGTGGTCAGGGGGTTTTTCGGCAGCGCCGGCAAGATCGTTTCCGGCGCGCACGTGAAGTTCGGCTTTGACATCGAGGCGTTTACCTCCGGCGTCGCGGGTACCCCTGCCGCCTATGGCCCTCTGATGAAGGCGTGCGCCCAATCGGAAAACGTCTTGGCGGGCGTCAGCGTGACCTACGCCGGGGTATCTGCCGCAGAACAGGCGATGACGCACTATTTCAACCGGGACGGCAAGCTGCGCAAGATCAGCGGCTGGCGCGGTAGTGTAAAACTGAAAATGTCACCCAAGAGCACGCCGATGTGGAGTTTCGACGGCATCGGCCTCTACACGCTGGCAACCGATACCGTCATGCCGGCCGCGACACTGACGGCATGGAAGACACCGCTGCCCGTATCTGCAGGGATCACGACCGCGAGCCTGCATGGCTATTCCGGCATCATCACCGAGTTTAATTTCGACCAGGGCAACAACGTGGTTTACCGCGACGGCATTAACGGCGAGGGGGTTTATTTTGTCGGCCGTAAAACCACCGCCAGCCTTACGATGGAAGAACCAACGATGGCTCAGAAGGATTTCGAGTCTATCGTAAAAAACGGAACACTGGGGGTATTCACGCTCACCCACGGCACGGTCGCTGGAAGCAAGCTGCAGGTTAATGGCGCGTCTGTGCAGGTCACGTCCTATGCGGAAACGGCGGTCGATGACATAGCCATGATTCAACTTGGCCTTGAATTCCTGTCAGGCGCAGCCGGCAACGACGAATACAGCCACGTTCAGTTGTAGTCAAGGTGACGGGGATCGGGGTGATCCCCGATCTTCAAACCTCAATCCTTAATCTATGGAGTTCCATCATGGCATTCAAGCTAGCTGTATCCGAAACCTACCCGCACGCCGTCATTGTCCAGCTCCCCGGCGAAAAAACGCCGCGCAAGCTGGAGCTTGATTTTTACCGCCTCAGCCAGGCGCAACTGACCGATCTGTCCGCGCGATCGCGCGCCGGCGAGATTGATGACAAACAATTCGGCCGCGAGGTGGTGGCGGGTTGGAGCGGCAAGGCCGTCACCGACGAGGCCGGTGACGCGATCGAGTTCAGCGCCTCGGCACTGGAGCAGTTGCTGGAAGTCTACCCGGTGCCCGCCAGCATCGTCACCGCTTTTTACGAAAGTATCGGTGGGGCGAAGCAAAAAAACTGACAGCCGCCGCGCGCTATCTGGCGCGCGGCGGGAAGTTCGATAGCCGTGCGCAGCGGGAACAGGATGCGGCGGACAAGATAACCTTCGGGGTGTGCGCCGCCGACATCGGGCCAGAGCAGGACCAGGACACGGGCAGCGCGGATGGCGATTTCGAAATATGGCACGACAACCTGGACAGCCTCAATGCCTACACCGCCTGCGAAACTCAGTGGCGCTGGATGATGTGCGGCACAAAGGCGTTTCGGCTCGGGCTGGATTATCCCGGTGTGAAAACCGTTTTATGGGGGTTAAAAGTGAAAAATCCGCAGCAGGTGTTTAACGATATCCGTGTGATGGAAGCTGCGGCGCTGGCAATATTTAACGCGGCGGGTTAATCATGTCAGACGGGATGGTTTTTGGCATCACATTAAAATCCAGCGGCGGCGAATCCGTTGCCGGTGAGGTGCGCCTGTCGCGCGACGCGCTGCGTGAAGTGTCGAGTACCGCCGACCAGGCGGCGGCCAGCACCAACAAGTTGTCCGAGGGAATCGCGAAGGTCGGCGCAGTCGCCATTGCTTATCTCGGTGTGTCGCAGTTTGCCAGCTATGGCCGCGCGATCATCGATACCACGGTCGCGCAGGATCGTTTTAACAACACGATGGCGGTTGCCACCGGCTCGGCTAAAAATGCCGCTGCCGAATACGAATACATCCGCCAGCTCTCCAGCAAACTCGGTCTCGAAATAAAATCAACCGCCGATGCCTATGCCAGCTTTCAGGCCGCCTCGCGCGGCACATCGATGGAGGGAGAAAAAGCCCGCGCGGTGTTCGAGTCGGTCAGTAACATCTCGGCGCGCATGAGCCTCACCGTCGAGCAGAATAATGGCGTGTTCCTGGCGCTCTCGCAGATGATGAGCAAGGGTGTGGTGTCCGCTGAAGAGTTCCGCCAGCAGCTCGGCGAGCGGCTGCCGATCGCAACTACTGCCGGAGCCAAAGCGCTGGGCGTGACCACGGCTGAATTCGTCAATCTGCTCAACTCCGGCCAGCTGCTCTCTGAAGATTTTCTGCCGAAGTTCGCCGTTGCGCTCAACGACCTCAGCGGCGGCAGCGGCCCGGTCAGCAGCATGCAGGCATCGCTTAACCGGCTTTCAAATTCGTTCACTGCCGTGCGTCAGGAGTTGGGCCAGGAAGTGCCGATCAGGTTTGTGGTGGACGGCGCGGACGCGATGATCTCGAACACCCGTGCGGTCGTTGCCGCGATCACCGGTGCCACCGCCGCCGCAGTGGCTTACGGCGCGATCAGGATCGGCGGTATGGCGATGGAAGCTGTTGCCGGATTGCAGGCCAAGTCGGCGGCGCTGGCGGTCGAGCGTGCCGCTACGCTGGCCGCGGCGAATGCCGAGGTTGAACGCACGGCGATCATGATGGCGTCGGCGCGCAGCAATGGGTTGGCGATGGGCAGCACGACGGCGCTCACCGCAGCCACCAATGCTCACACGGCAGCTCTTGCCGCGCAGACGGCGGCGCAGGCTGCCACGACCGCAAGCGTTGGCATTGCGCGCGGCGCGCTGATGCTGCTGGGTGGCCCTATCGGCGCGATCACTCTGGCGCTCGGCGTGGGGGTTGCCGCCTGGCAGATGTGGGGTAATTCGGCCAAGGATGCGGCCAAAGAGGCGGGCGAGGCGGTAGCAAAAGCCAAGAGTCGTGCCCTGGAGATGGGCGTCAGCGAAAAGCAGGCGCTGGAGGAAGATTTGGCAAAAGCGCACGCCGAGCGCGAGCGCTTGAAGAATACCGGCGCGAGCGGGAAGGAAATCAAGGCTGCCGACGATAAGGCGTGGGCGCTGCGGGAGGCACTGGAAGCGTCAGCTATCCGCGAAAAGAACCTCGCTGACGCACAGACGGATAGCACCGCCTGGGATAAGTTGGCGCAGACAAAACAGCAGAAGCAATCCAAGGAAACTGAAGAGCTGAACGCGATCTATCTCAAGCAGGTCGAGTCACAACGCGGCAGCCAGGAACAAATGCTCAGGCTGGCTGAGGAATATCAGGTCAAAAGAGCTGTCATTCTTGAAAAGTACAAGGATAAATCTCCATCCACTAAGATCGACGACAGATCGGCCAGCCTGGCCAACTCGCTGGGGGGCGAGCGCGCCGGTCTGGAGTCGGCGCAGGCGCGCAACGAAATGGATGCGCTGTCGCTGCACGGTGCGGCGCGAATTGAAGCTGAACGCACCATCGGTAAGGCGCAGGAAGACGCCAGGTATCAGGCCAAGGCAGAGGCATTGGCGCGCGAATATGAGCAACTGCAAGCGCACGGCCAATTGACCGGCGAGACGGCGATGCTGCAGGCGCAGCGCATGCAAGTGCTCGAACAAACACACCAGGAAAATTTGACTGGCATCGACCGCAAGGCTCAGGCAGAGCGCGACCAGTTAAAGGAAAAGCAGGACGCTGCCGAATACCGCTCCGCCCAACCCCTGGGGGGCGAGCGCGCCGGTCTGGAGTCGGCGCAGGCGCGCAACGAAATGGATGCGCTGTCGCTGCACGGTGCGGCGCGAATTGAAGCTGAACGCACCATCGGTAAGGCGCAGGAAGACGCCAGGTATCAGGCCAAGGCAGAGGCATTGGCGCGCGAATATGAGCAACTGCAAGCGCACGACCAATTGACCGGCGAGACGGCGATGCTGCAGGCGCAGCGCATGCAAGTGCTCGAACAAACATACCAGGAAAATTTGACTGGCATCGACCGCAAGGCTCAGGCAGAGCGCGACCAGTTAAAGGAAAAGCAGGACGCTGCCGAATACCGCTCCGCCCAATCCCTGGGCAGCGAGCGCGCCGGACTGGATGCCGTTGTCGGCCAAAACAAACTGGCCGATCCCAACCTGCGGGATGATGCGCGCATTATGGCCGAACGGGCGGTCGCTCAAGCGTCGGAAGACGCGCGCTATAAGGTGCAAGTTGATGCGTTGATCCGCGACACAGAACTGATGGCGTCGCGCGGCGAATTGACCGAGGCGATCGCGGCCACCCAGGCGCAGCGCCGGGAGGTGATGGAGGAGACGCACCAGGCGCGCATGGCCGGGATCCAGAAAAAATACCTGACCGCACAGCAGCAGTTCGAAAAAAAGTCGACAATCCAGCAGATCGGCGCCATCGGCGGCATCCTGGCGCAGGCTACGGCGGCAGGGGCGGCGCGCAATCGCACGATGTTCGAGATTAACAAAGTGGCGGGCGTTGCCAATGCGATCGTCAGCACTTACGAAGGCGCCACCCGCGCGCTGTCGCTGGGGCCGTGGGGCATTCCGCTGGCGGCTGTGATCACTGCGGCCGGCCTCGCCAATGTGGCGGCGATCAACGCTACCCAATTCGGCGGAGGTATGCCGTCCGGCGGCGGTGCGGGCAGCGGCATTCCAAGCCTGGCGAACAGTCTGCCTGCAACACCGACGCCGTCATTCCAGAGCCAGCCCGCTCAGCAGGAGCCGGTCACCATACATATTTACAACACCGGCACATTTGTCGACGCGCAGGCGTTTGTGGATGGCACAATCATTCCGCAGATACGGGATCAGATCGCCAACGCCGACGTGCTGATTATCGATCCGCGCAGCCGTCAGGCGCAGCTGCTGGGGGCTTAAATGATCGGTCTCGGACGCATTACCTACACCACTACCCTGACCAGCACGCCGCTGATGTCGCCGCTGGCGGCAGCCGATGTTTTCGCGCTGGCCGACGTGTTTGCCGAAACGCTGGCGCTGGGTGGATTGCAGGATATTTATCTTTACTGGGGGTACTCGAAGCTCGATCCGTATCATACCGACCAGCGCAACGTATCTAAATCGGCGGCGGGCGTGGTCGAGGTCTCTAACTTTTTGAGCACCAAAGGATTTAAGTTTGCCGTCAGCGAGGTTGTGCAGGATCGTGCCGCGCTGGTTAACGAGTATGCGGTTATGGAGGCGCTCAACGAGGAGCTGATGAACGGCGTGGTGGTGACCTGGTACCCGGATTTCGATAATTACCCTGCCGAATATTTTTCCTGCATCGCGGAAAAACGACTAGACCAGAAGCGCATCAACAATAGTCACAAATATGATTTTAACTTTGACCTGATGGTGCTGGCAGCGGTGCAGGTGCCCTCCACCGTGCCCGATTTTGTGATGGCCTGATCATGTTGGTGCTCAACCCAAATTTCAGAATCAAAAACGACGCGCTGGCCAAGAAGCCGGTGTATGTCGCGGAAATATTTTTCAACAGCGGCAACAGCGGCGTGGACGGTATTAACGATATTTATTTCGCCACCTGCGACGTGACTGAGATCGTGGGGTTTTCGCATCCGGAGCGTTGGTTCCCTTTTCTGAAGGCCAGCTCGATCGGCTCGATGTCGCAGACGGTTGATCCGATCAACGGCGTATCTTCGATCGGCTCGCTGGATATCACGATCACCGACCACAATAATTTGATGTCGGACATCATCAAGGCCGCCGATGCCGCCGGGCATGGATTGCGCCGCCAGCGACTGTCGATTTACATGTTGTACAAGGGCATGGACTGGGCTGACAAGGTGGTTGTGCGCACCATGCAGGTTAACGACCTGCGCCTGAGCGCTCTCAACGAATACAAGCTCACCGCCGCCGATGTGCAGCGACAGATGCAGAAGACCGTGTTCAATCCCTATGCCACCGTGCTCACCGGCGCGATTATAGGCACCGGCGCGATCACTCCGGCGGTGGTTGATTCGCGCAACTTTCTCGCGACCACACAGCAAGTTTACGGGTTGTGCGGCTTCGTCAAGATCGACGATGAAATCATGCGCTGGACCGTTAACAGCGGCACCGTTTTAACGATCGCCGCAGCGGATCGCGGGCTGTTCGGCTCGGTGGCCGCGACGCATAGCAACGGCGCTAAAGTCAGCGAAATTATCGTCCTGCAGGAGAACCCGGTCACGATGGCGCTCAAAGTGATGCAATCCACAGGCGAAGGCAGCAACGGCGCCTGGGATGTGTACCCGGCGCGCTGGGGTTGCGGCATGGACAGCGACAACGATGTCAACGTGGCCGAATGGCTTGAAGTGGGCAAGCTATTGGTTGGTTTGTCTGCCACGCCCGCCGCCGGCGACGGCGTGCAGTTCGAGTTTGTTTTCGACCAGGGCATCGAGGCGAAGAAGTTCGTCGAGGACATGTTGCTCAAAATTCTCGGTGCGTTCGGCTTCGTGCATGGCGACGGACGCTATGGTATCCGCGCCTACTCTGACCTGTCTAATGCCGCCAAGGAAAACGCATCGTTCGTCGCCGACCAGAACAGCGTCATCAAATGGGGCGATCTCACCTATAACTACAACGACCTGGCGAACCAGGTATGGATCGAATACGACGAGGCGGTGAAGCTCTCCGGCAAGTACATCCGCAACGCGATCTTCATCGACTCGGTCTCGATCAAAAAATGGGGCGAGGCGCGCCAGCTCAAGTATGCCGCGCCGGGCATCATCCCGACCTCGGCGTTCGCGTCGCAGCTGTATCAGCGATTCCAGCGCATCCTGGCGCGCTACAGCCGCCCGCCGATGCAGATCGAACTGACGATGATGCCCAAATATCACGGCATCGAGATCGGCGACATCGTCCGCGTCACGCTGCCGATTCGCGACCTGTTCACTGGCGCCGCGCTGGACCGCGCATTCGAAGTGATCTCGACCCAACTCAGCCCCGGCACCGGACAGATTAGCATCAAGTGCCTGGCGCAGCCGGAGCGCGCGACGTTCTGGTTTGGCGGGGTCGGCGAGGTTTATTCGGTCACAGTCTCGCCCGCTGCGGCCAGCATCGTCACCGGGCAGACGCAGCAGCTCACCGCGCGAGCCTTCGATGGTCTCGGCAACCAGGTGCCGACGCCGGCGATCGCGTGGGTCGCCAGCGGCAACGTCACCGTGGACGCGTCCGGGCTGGTCACGGCGGGCGCGGTCGGCACCGGGTCGGTGTTCGCCGTGGTCGGCAGTAAAACCTCCAACGTGGCCGCGCTCACCGTGATCGCCGCCGCCAATGTCAACACCGTCGCCAGCGTCGTAGTGTCGCCGTCAGTGATCACGCTGGAAGCGCCGCAGACACAGCAGCTCACCGCGCAGGCGCTGGATATAACTGGCACGCAAGTGAATGACAAAGTATTCAACTGGGCAAGCTCCAATCCTGCGGCGGCAACCGTTCCGGCTGGCCCATCCGCTTCTGCAGTGGTCACTGCGGTGGCGAATGGAGCTACTAATATCACTGCACAGGAAAGCATTAGCCTGATCACCTCTGCCAATGTGGCTACCACCATTGCAACACCACAGACGCCAGATTACACACCGCCAGCGCTGGCTGATTCTGCCTATCAAGTTGGCACACAGATCACAGCACACGGCCCTGTCGGCGGCCCGCACGTGATCCCGGACGGATACGATTTTGCGGCGGGCGACTATTGGTACGACGGCAGCGTGTCGCTGGCCATCAGCACGACCTGCACGATCAACGGCACGGTGCGGATCTTCTCGCTGGGGACGATCACGATCAACGGCACGGTGGATGGTGACGGCAGAGGAACCGCAGGAACTGCGGCAGTCTCGTCCAGCGGGGTACAGAGTTTCAATGGAATAGCGGCTTCCGCCTTCGGTTTTGTAGGACTTGGTGGATTTGGCGGACCAATCAACGGAGTCGCCGTTAAAGAGGGAGGAAGCAGATTGCCTGGGCTATACCCATCATCGCCGATGCTGAACATCAACGGGGCGACGGTAGAGCCGTGGACAGCCGTGACCGGATTGCCCGGCATCCTTAGTGGATCGCAGGCCACATCGGGTGCGGCAGGCAGCGGGCGAGGAGGTTACGCCGCGTCCGGAGCGGGCGGAGCGTCCGGTGCCGGGCTATTGCTGATGGCACGCGGGATATATATCACAACGGGAATAGTTTACCTGCGAGGAGGTGCCGGAGGAAATGCGTCGACTGGGGCGGCTGGTGGGGCGGCTGGTGGCGGCGGCGGTGGCGGCGGCGGTTCGCTGGTATGCCTGATCGAGCGCAATCTCTATGGATTGCCACCCTACTATATAGATTTAAGCCACATCTACGTGAACGGCGGCGTAGGCGGAGGCGGAGCAGCTAATAACGGGGCTACCGGAAGTGCTGGCGGCGCAGGCGGCAGCGGCGCATCCATTCAACAAGTTATCGGTTAATAAAAAGGAAAACCATGAGCATCCTGTTAAAACTCAAATCCATCGCCTCCGCGATTAACGGCAGTGCGTTCCGGCAAACACTGATCGACGACGCCACCACCCTCGAAGCCGAGGCCAACCGCGTCGCGCTCAAGGTCGATCCTCAGCACAATGCGGATGGATCGCACGGCGCGATCATTGCGCCATCAATAAGTGTGCCGAGCATCACCCTCAACGGCGTGCAGCGATCCGCGTGGCCGGAGGCGGGGAATGGATCGCAATCTCTGCACGACGTGCTGCAGAATGGTTACGTCGGCAATCTTCCCGTGGGCGCTACCGGATTCAGGGTCAACGATGCCAATGGCAATTCGATTCTCGAATACGATCTAACGCTCGGGCTAAAAATTGGCGGTGTACTGATGCCGCAGATGGAAACTGCGGCAGTTAAATTCGCCCTCGAACAAGCCGCACTCGCCAACTATGGCGTGAAGGCGCTGAACAAAATCAACCAGCAGCAGGGCGAGTTTACTTTGTACAACAACGGCATGGTGTCTGGTGGGGTGTTGTCTATCACGGGTACCGCGCGCCGCTGCTCGATCACCGCCGGTGTGTGTTTTTTGGACGGCCGAAAATACTTTGTGCCGGCGCAGGATTCGATCACCTCTGCTGCTTATACGGCCGCAGCAGGGTTGGTTGTGGATTTGTATCTATATTTGTCGAATGGCATCCCTGTTTTGGGCATGGGGAATGCCTCGCCGGGCGGCGCGACGGCGCCAGTAGGCTCGATTAAATTGGCTAGCTTAACTATTCCGCCGGACAGCCTGGACGCGGCTTTGGTTGGGGCTGTCATTTCGTCGCGCATTTGTCCTACGGAGCCCCACTATCCTGTCTCGGTGGGTACACCGGCCGCCTACGCCGTGCCGCTTGCAAACGTGTTGCCGGATACCAACTACACCGTCGAGTTCGAGGTGCTGAGCTCAGTTGGTTCTCCGTGCGATGAGCGCCATCTAAAAGTGACGGCGCGCAACACCAACAACTTCATCGTGACCTTGTTTGCAGCCGCAGATGACGTTGTTGTGCGCTGGAAGCTGTCGCGTCTGAATAGTGTCGGTGAGCAACCAACAAACGATTGGCGCAGCCGGTTTGCAGCCAACCCAGCCAACGTGAACTACCCAACCAACCAAGCCTACTAAGGAGCTAAATAATGGCACACATTACTCTGCAATCACCCGGACAGCCAATTGCTGACTTTTCCGTCTCAGGTGCAACGATCAGCATCGCCGGAACCGCGATTGATTGCGCCGCATTGCAAACAGAAAGCCAAGTGCTAGTCAACGTGGCAAAAGACAAAGCCGGTGCAGTCAAGCTCAATCCAAAGAGCGGCGGAACCTGCCTTGCCATCATCCGCATCCCGGCGAAGCAATACCACGATCTGCCTGGCGACCCAGATCCGCAGACCGGCGACCCAACATTCGTGCGGACTGAAATCCCGCTCGACCCGAACGCCATTGCAGTAGAACTCTGGCCCACCGTTTAATCATTAGGAGATCACCGACATGCCAACTATTTTTATTAAAGACTCATTGCGCGCAAGCGTAGAAGCCGCCTCCGGCGGCAAGCAAACCGTGCTGTACACTGGAAGCGGCCAGCCAACTTACATGAACGTCATCCCGCAATTCAACTTGCAGGATGTTGACGCAGGCGTTGGCAATGGCGTGCATCCGGCGTTCATTGTGAACGGCATCACAAAGTCTGAAATTTTCATCGGCACCTATCAGGGTATCGTCAAAAATGGCGAACTGCTGAGCTTGCCAGGGGTTGAC